TAGGTTTTCCATCAAGAGCTATACCAACACAGAAAACATTTTATCATCCAGATGGTAGAACATACGTAGTGCGTTATAATGCTGATGGGTCTCTTGCCAATCCTAATGATGCAGTCTACACAGAATCACCGTGGTCTGATACACCTCCTAGCATTGAGCAGGTAGCAACAGGCACAGGAGGAGGTGCAAGTGTATTTGATGATAGAGAAGAGTCTTCTAATAGAGAAAGAGAGTCTTCTGTATCGCAGACTACTCAAGCATTTACTGATATGCAAAAAGCAAGAGTTGATGCAGATAAAGCTTTAGAAGTTTCTTATACACGTTTAATGAAAAACAATCCAACATTAAAGTTAACTCAAAGTCAATACAGTAATCTACCACTGTCTGCAAAGATTGGATTAATTCCTGCAGAACTTGGTCTTGATGTAAAAAACTCAGATATTAATGCGATAATAAAGAATGCTAATAACCCTACAGGACTAGGCAAATTAATATCAGCGTTAGGTGGTGGAGTAGTTGGTGCAGTAGCTAATGCAGCTAAAAGTATTTTTACAGGAATTGGTGAAGCATTGAACTTTGAAAGTGCTGACCAAACAGTTCAACAAGTAGTAGATTCTGACTCAGATGGTTTAATGAATAAAGTAGATAGATTTTTGTTGGGCATTAAAAAAGATAATAAAATACAAACTCCACAAGGTCCTGTTGATATTAACTCTTCAGAGGGTAAAGCAGCAATAGAAAGAATAGAAAAAAATAGAAAAGATGTTAGAGATAAAGCTTTAGAGACACATTTAAAAGAAGTAGAGAATCTTAGAGTTGATTTACAACAAGCAGAAGAATCAGCAGGTCAAGGTGACTTAGATACTGTAGCACAGAATACGGCATTTGACCAACAGATGCAGGAAGCCGTGGCTCAAGCAAGAGGACCATCTAGAAGTTCATCAACAAGTGGAAGTGGACAAAGCACTACA